TCTTAACCCCAATTCTACCTATCTTAGAGTTTTCTTGTTGCTGGACAGAATGTTGCAAGTTGCCCATGTAGTTTTCGATTAGTTGTGAAAACAATTCGTCCTGACCTGCAACCTCTTTCACTTTTGGATTACGCTCAATTAACTCTTGGGCGTACTGCATCTTCATGCCTGCAGTCGGATCGTTCTCGGTGTAACTCGCTTCAAACCCAAGCATCATACCTCCGATTTCCTTTTTAACATCCTCGAAGACTTTCTGACTTGCACCTTTCTGATCCGTTAAGATTTCATCAGCTAAATCAGGACTCATTCCCCTTACAAGTTTTTCAATCAACTTGTTCCTTTCAATCGATCCACCAACATCCATTGGCACAATTTGACTTGCGATGATTTTCAACTTCTCAAGCATGAAATCTCGATCCATATCAGCGACATCAAATCGAAGGATAAAGTCAGGTAGGTTTTTGTCCTGCCTCAATGGCACTTCAACACCAGTTATGTCAGTAATCTCTTCTGGACCGATATATTGAATGCAAAGTTGAAACATTTGTTGATAAATTTCAGTCCAAACAGTTAGCCAATTGTTAATCAACGCTTGTTGTCTTAAAGAAGTTGTTTCTGGGGGAATCTCTGGATGGTTAATTCCGAAATATTCATGAATATCCTTCTCTATAAGTTGCATCATTGTAAATGCAGTTGTTGCTACCGTAGATGGAGGCTTCATAAATGAATAATCACCCTGTTTTGTAACTGGTAACATTACAGCAGGCCCAATCCTGTTTGCCATACCTAACCTCTTGTTAACTTCTATAGCTGGTAACGTCTCAAAAGATGTTCGATCCAGAATTGAATCACGTTGTGCTTTCAACTCACTCTGAAAACTTCCCATCAATTCAGGAATTGAACGAGACTCTGTTAACCTTCTACGAATCTGTTCGCGCTTAAACTCTACGAATGGATATTGGCAGTGATTATATGGTAACATCTCATGTTTTGCGAATAGAGGTTTTCCAGTTTTACTTTCTCGAGTTACCAGTGGCGAAAAAATCGTGTAATACACTGCAGGAACATCATCTTCATTCAATTGCTTGCTATACGCATAAATAACTTCGATTAAATTATCTCTACGCTCAACATGATCACCGGGAACAGTGCTAAAGTCGTTTGAAATATCATTAACATCCATTGACTTCCCAGCAGTAGACACTGCTTGTTCTACCCAGTTCTTATCCCACCCTTCATCATTTATTTTTGAACGTATTTCAACTTCGTTCATGTAAACTTTACGAAAGATAACTCGAGCTTTCTGCAAGTCAGTTGTCTCAGGTGGCGTTGTTATTTCTGTGTACGGTTTTAAAGCGACAAGGGTAGGGGTATTTTTTAAAACGTACTCAACTGGAATATCTGCCTCACCTTCTTCTCTAAGTTGCTTAACAATCTTCCTTGCTCGCCTTTTTTTGACATTAGGTATTTGCGCCATGAATAAATCAACAACAGCATCCTCTTGTGCTGCATCCATTATCATTTCAGGCAACTCTGAACTAACAGATCCATCCTCTGCTTCTCCTGCCATTGCAACTATTTCATCCATAGTCACTTTAACAGGCATTAAACCGTTTTTAGTCTCCCACCCAACAAACATTGCTGACCATCCATAAGTCATTGTGTGTTGCGCTAGTAATTCAGCTTCACGACGAATTTCATGATACAGTTTAGTCCCTATTAACCATCTCATTAAGTTGGTCATCGCTGACGCACTTGATATATCATTAGACTCAGTTCCTCCTACCTTTAATTGGGCACGTTGAAAGGTTGTCATTAATGTACTAACCAAAGTGTTTATCACATGATCAGTAATTCTAATTCGTGTATCACTTGCCCCTTCAAAAGGAAACGGTTGCTGTCCTTCGGGTAAAGCTGATGCGTGTTTTTTGTAATCGCTCGTTTGCGAGTCCCACCTCGCAAATCTCACATCCTCTGCTGTCTTTGTTCGTTGTAGTGCTAAACCATCCGTTAAACTCCTAGAATATTCATAGGTTAAATCATCCACATTAGGCGTGTCACTAGCTCTAACTAATTTGTCATTACTTTTCATGTTGTTAATCCAAAATGTTCATTTAAATCATCTCGATAAAATTTGTATTTAGGTCGGCCTTCTTCAGACCCTCCTTTCATCTCGTAGACTTTAATTATTCCAGCTTTCCTAATCTTGGTTAGGTATTCCTTACTCACTCCCAGCATGGTAGTAGCTTCCGATAGACTTAATAATGGTGGGTATTCTTTTTCACTGATCATAAATTAATAACTTCCTCCTCCAATTGCAGAGAAACTTGTGTCACTCACATACTCAGGATTGTAGGTGACAACATATCTCAAACAATCGATAAAATCTTTATAAGCATTCTTCTCACCTCCAGCAGGTGAAGCTTCCTGAAGGCAATCAATTAGGTTTCCGCAATTCGAGCTAACCATAAGCTTGGGGCGATTAACAAAACTGATATCCTCTTCTGTGTTAAAATCTAAAGCCTCATTAATAGCACCTACACCCTGTTCGATATGTAGACCCGGTGCTGCATCAACATCCATTCCAACTTCATTTAATTTTTCGATCAAGGTTAGACCGTCATCGGATAGTGACCGGGTTCCTCCTGCTCTCGGATCACATAGACGAATAAAAATCTCATCACCATTCTCCTGATCTTCTATGATCTTCTTATACATCGTTAGCCCATTACCCTGTGGCACTTGTGCCGGGCCTTCCTTACCTGACATATCAGAGTCGTTTGGCACTGCCCACTCACCTAACTCAGACCGCCTAGGAAACTCATCATAAACGAACCATCTTTCCTCATTATCAACAATACAGACCTTCAACCAAAGCATCGCCCAGCTTCGTGCCCCGTGGGGGTCCATTACATGGTATCGAGTTCCACCTTCAGGAATATTTTCAGGTTTAACTATGTGACTCTTACCAAACTTAGGAAACCATGCTCCTGTTGTCCTTTCTGCCCATCCATAAGCACGAATCTTGATGTTTACACTAGTCTCACCTACTAGAGTTCTCTCCATCTGATCCATAGGATTGTAGGGATTTAAATCAGTATGAAAAAACATAGCAGCAGAATTATCATCAACACACTCTGCTAAATAAGGCATAGTACCCGGAGCACAACCGGGTACGTTAACCTTATCAGGTAAGAGAGGTGAAGGACGGGTCTTAATTATCTGTGCACCTGCTAAAAATTTATTAACTGTAGGTGTCCATCCAGTAATCGGAGTTGCAGCAATTAACATCTTACCTTTACGAGTAACTAGACGGTATTGAGCAGTTTCTATCCATCCCATACTCACCAATTCGTCAAAGAAAATTAAATCAAGTTCTACCCCCTCCAAGATATCGCTCCGCTGCTCGTAGAAATGAAAATATATCGCACTTCCGTTGGGCAAAACTGCACTTGAATTAGTAAAACCATTTTTCTGACTGTATGAAATTTGAGACCCTCTTTTCTTCCCCTTCAAATTGTTTGGAAGGTAGTTGTAAACTGCTGGTTGTAAATCTCGAATCGAAGACTGATTAGTCATGCTAAACGCAATCACCCTTGCACCCGGCTTATCTAGCATTGTCTGAACCAACTTTCGGCAACTATAGCTAGTCTTACCACTTCGGTTACCTCCTGAGATTAGGAGGTTGTCATGAGTCTCTAAAAGCTTGTCAGCATCACGCCAATGATCGGGTATAAAACCTTCTGAGTAAGGGTCAGTTCTTTCTCGTCTGATCTTCTCTTCTCTCGCCTTGTTAAGCTGGATTAAAGCATCACTACCGTGGTTGGTAATGATAGCCTCCTGCTGTTCTTTAGTTGGGATTGCTAAAGTGGGCCAAGGTGTCCATGTCAACGTAGCTGCCATTAAAAAATTATACGCCTTCCCCTTCATCTTCTAGTACCCCTAACACCTCATCAACTACCCAACCACTAACAATCACTTTGCTCTCCTCCTCTTCCATACCCCCAAAAGCAACAGTGACTTTAACCCCCCTTAAATCCTCTTCAGCAATCGCATGAATTCTAGCTTTGCCTAAACGATATTTTAGCACCCACTTAGATAAAGTTTCAGGTGGGCTTTTTGTAAAATTTTTACGCACGAAATAACACCTCGCTAAATTCTTCCCTCTTAGGATCGGAGACCCCCCCCGCCCCTATAAATCTCTTTATTTGCACACAATTTTGCATACCATCGCTCAAATCTATCAAATATCTATGGTTTTAGCAGAATCCTCATGTCGTTGAACTTTACTTGTGCTTAAATTATCGATCAATTCGTTCAAATTTACATGAGCAACAACGCTTGTTTTATTAGCATCTGGAGTTATTGAAGCATCATACATCTCTTTCTTATCGATGAGTATCCCTATGGTAAGGGGAAGTGAAGCCTTTGGAACCGAGTCAATGTTCTCATCAAGTACCCTCGAACCCTTCTCAATTATCTCTCCTATCTTCTCACTTTGTTTCCACTTCCATTGAGTCAATTGATCTTTGTTATCATACTTAATTCTATCAACAGTATTTCTACTACAATCATTATTACTAGCAGTCTCTGTAAGACTCTTACCTTCTTTTAAATCATTTAATATATTCTTATATTTACTAGGATCTTTATGTTCTAATTTAAGACTTTTATTTTTATTAGTATATTCTAAGGAGTGTTTAGTAGTCTTAGTATTACTAGAATCTTTAGTGTC